ATGGCCATCAGCTACGTGAACGTCACCTTCCTGCGGGACTGGCCCTTCGGCCCGCTGGTCTTCCCATCCGGGATGACCTGCAGCCTGCCCGAGGAGGCTGGCAAGGGTGCCGTGGCGGCCGGCTTCGCCAGGCTCAACAACGTCGGCAGCGAGAGCGACCGCGTGGCCATGGACGGGGCGACCAGCAATGGATTGACCACCACGGTCCTGTCGACCGACTCGGCGGCCACGGCCAAGAGCAAGATCGAGACGGTCAACGCCGAATCGGGGAGCACCAACGACGTGCTGTGGTCCGACGGGGTCGGCCGCCAGGTCAGCCTCGGCCCGGGTCGCATCCTGGTGCCAGAACTGACCCTGTCGCAGGCGCAGACCCTGCGTGGCGTCAAGGGATCGACGATCCTCGCGCACGACGGCTCTGCCATCACGGATCAGGGCGGCGGCGTGGGTGGGTTCGTCACGGTGCGCGACGACTACCGATCGCACTCGGGCATCGCCGGCCAGGGCGCCATCGAGGACCTGGACATCGACGCGACCATCGGCGGCAGTGTCGTCGGGCCGGCCGTCATCCATGGCTTCTACCACCCGCCGCGCTCGGGCGCCGCGAATGCACACACCATCCGCAACGTGGGCGTCTACAACGCCCCGAACAACGGCATCCACTACGACGCCGGCAATGACAAGCTGGTGGCCCAGCGACTGCGCCAGGAGGGCGCCGGCGGCGTTGGCATCTACATCGGCGGCTCGGACTGCAAGGGCTCGGATTTCGGGTCGGTTGCTGTCGGCAGTTCGTGCGAGATCAACGGTGCGGCAGTCGAGCTCGACAAGTTCGACTTCTGGCGGCCGAACGGCGCCAACTCTGACCCCACGTTGAAGATTACCGGCGCCACGAACGGCTGCGTGGTCAAGAGCGGAACGGTGGAAGGCAAGACGCTGTTCATCGGAAAGAACGAGAACAATTCCAACAAGTACATCAACGCCAAGGCGCAATTCGCCTTCGTCCACTTCAAGTTGAAGGACCAGGTCCCAGATTGCCTGTTCGAGGCGCAGTCGGCGGACATGGTGGAACTGATCTCATGCAAGTTCGGCTTCAGCGGCAATGACATCGTCACCCCGGTCGACTACCTCATCAAGATCACCGGCGCGACGCCAGGGATCGTCAAGATCATCGGCGGGGGCGGATTGCTGCGGTTCGTCGGCCGCGCAGGCGCGACGAACAAGATCCTCATGGACTGCGGCAAGCACATTTGCGACCAGCCCGGGCGCCTGCTCTTCGAGTGGGGTCGCATGGGCACAGTCGAATTCGTGCCGGTCGCCGCCACTGCGGGCTCCTCGGCCGACGGGAGCCTGAAAACCCACCTTCCGTTTGACGGTGGCGCGACCACCTACAACCTGGCCGACTACAAATTCGGCTGGCTGAATCTGCAGGCGTACCTGGGCAACACGTCCGCTGCGCTCGACACCGCGCCAGCGACTTTCACCATGCCTGAGCTGCCGGCGCTGTCGTCGTACTGCGCCCCCGGCCTGCGCTTCATCCCGTAACCCAACCACGTGAGATTTCATCCATGCGTCTCTTCCGCTCCATCACCGCAGCCGCCGCGATGCTGCTGCTGTCCGTGTCCACCTGGGCCGCGAGCTTCCAGATTGCCTCGATCCTGGTCGACACCGAGGCCAACGTCCTGGCCAAGACCGGGCTCTATACCGGCCAGGAGGCCATCCTTACCGACCGCAACAGCATCAAGAAGGTGTGGAACGGCAGTGCCTGGAAGTTGGCCAGGACCTGCCAACTGCTGGCGTACTCTCACGCTGCGGTGACCACGGCTGGCGATACCGCGACGAACACGGCGTTCACAGCGACGCTGCCTGCGATGGGGGCCAATGACTACATCCGCGTCGAGTTCGGGTGGACGCACACCAACAGCGCCAACAACAAGGTCTATTCCGTCGAGGTCGACGGGTCAACCATGTACACGAACACGGTGACGACCACGACGATGCTTCACAGCTTCACGCTGATCCATCAGCGCAATGCCACCAATGCCCAGGTCGCGATGGCGAACATCGCAGCGGGCACCGGCACGTCCAGCGGCACCATCCAGACAGGTACGCGCGATCTCAGCTCGGCCGGCAAGACGATCACGGTTCGGTCGGCCAAGGCCAGCGGCGGGGAGACGACGACGCTTGAATACGCCGATGCATTCGTCTGCGGTGGGGGCTGACCCGGCATCGCGTAGCAAACCACACAACCACCACAAGCCGCCTTCGGGCGGCTTTTGCGTTTCTGGAGGGTTATCCCATGGGCACCATCACCGGCCAACAGATCGCCGACCGCGCCTGGACCAAAGTCAACGAGGCCACGGGCTCATCGGCTGTGCGCTGGGCGCCGGCCGAAGCCCTGATGTGGCTCAACGACGGTCAGCGCGAGTGCGTCAACCAGCTTCCGCAGGCGTGGAGCAAGCGGGCGATCCCGACACTCACGGCCAGTTCCAGCCGCCAGGACTTTGCTGGCCTGTCGATCACCGATGGGATCTCGCTCATCGACGTCATCTGCAACTACAACGTGGGCGGAACGACGCGCGGCCGGTCGATCACCAAGCGCGAGCGGGCCTGGCTCGATGACCAACTGCCGACGTGGCACACCGTGGCCGGCGCCGAGGCCGTGCACTGGATGTACGACGAGCGAGACCCCAAGGCGTTCTACCTCTTCCCGCAGCCGGCCAGCGGCAAGGTCGAGATCATCTACTCGGCCATCCCTGCGGATCTCGGCTCGCTGGCCGCAGCCATCACGCTGGACGATATCTACGCCAACGCGCTTCAGTTCTTCATGCTGTTCTCCTTCTACTCGAAGGACGCGACCTACACCAAGAACCCAGCTTCGGCGTCGGCCTACTGGCAACTGTTCATGCAGTCGCTCGGCCTGCGCGGCACGAACCTCGCCGGCAACGACAAGATCGGCACGATCAACGCGACGGGGGTGGTGGCATGAGCATGCTGTCGCACCATCGCCAAGTGCTGCAGGACCGGCGCGGCAACGCGCTCAGTCTGGCCACCGTCACCGTCACCAACATCGCAGGTAGTGCAGCGACCCTGTACTCCGATCGCAGCGGCTCGGAGGCGGTTGGAAGCAATGTGCTAACCGCCGATGTGCACGGCGAAGTTTCGTTCTATGCCGCTCCGGGCTACTACAGCCTGGCCGTGCACCTGACCGGCTACGACGACTACACGGTCACCGCACTGCTCGCCAACAGCTCGCAGTTCACCGTCGGAGCCTACGACTCCTTGAGCGACGCCTGCGAAGACGCGGCGGCCGAAGATGCAACGCTGACCTGGAGTGGTGAGCAGATCATCGTCACCGGCAACATCGCCAACTTCTGGTCCTGCGAGCATGTGGGCCGCGGGCGGATCACGCGCGGCACGGACACCTTCTACATCAGGCCGCGACGCAGCCAGGTCAATCGCGTCTACATCAACCCGACGGGAAGCAACAGCAATGACGGCCTGACGTCGTCTTTCCCGTTCGCCACGCTGCAGGCAGCGGTCAATGCGGTGGCTGACTTCGCCGAGGTGCTGCCGGGGCGCTGGGAGTTCATCCTGGCCAGCGGGACGCATACCGGCACCGTGGTGGTCCCATCGCAACTGCGCTCGGTGTACCCGATCACCATCAAGGGGCCAACCGCAGGGCACCCGAACGTGCCAACCGCTGTGCTTGCGCCAACTTCGGCAGGAGACGTCATCCTGACGGTCTCTGAAGGGCGCGCCTGGTTCCTGATGCAAGACATCAAGTTCAGCGGCGCCACGACCGGGACGGCGTTGAATCTGAATGGTGGCGTTCGTGTGGGCCTCATCAATGGGCACATCGCGGGCTGCCTCAACGGCATCGTCAATCAGCACGGATCGATGCTGTCCCCCTCGGGGGGGATCTGGACTGGCCTTGGGAAGGCGGTTGCCGGTGGGCTTGGCCTCTTTTCCACCTACGCATCGACTCACGCATTCACAGGAACTGACGCGTCCGATGGGGTGCAGATCACGGGATGGGAGCGCGGCGTGCTGGTCAACGAGGGGGCGCAGGGGCACCTCGACGGGATCCAGATCAGCACCTGCGGGACCGGCTACATCACGCGCCGTGGCGCTGGAGCGAGCAACACCCGGTTCATGGCGATCGATGGCTGCGACGTCGGCGTGGCCGCTGACACCCCGTGGTTCGAGGGCATCGCCTTCGGCGCCACCACGCCGAACGGCATCGATGTCCAGCCGCGCGGAGATGCTCCGGAGTTCGATTTCAACGTGCAGGACCACAGCGTCCGCACGCCGCGCCTCATCGAGTCCGTCTACCTGTCGCCGCATACCGGGACGATCAATGAGACCGTGATCTACGAGTTCGACGACATCCGCGAGTGGATGATCAGCGAGGCGGGCAACGATCTCGAAATCTCGATGATCGCCACCAAGACCGGGAGCGCTGACACCTGCAGCATGCGGGTCTACGTGAGTGACGGCGTGACCGACGACCTGGTCGCGTCCGTGACCATTCCGGCGCCCGCCGGCAACTACAGGCCGAAAGCCAACATCCACTTCAGCAACACCAACGCCCAGCGCGGGCAGGCGTGGCTCGAGGGCGGCAGTAGTGGAGTCGGGAACTACCAGACCGGAGCCATCGACCTGAAGCACCAAGCGGGGTCCGTGAAGGTCACGCTGGAGTTGGCCAACGCAGCGGATTCCATCGCGCTGCCGCTGGTCAAGCTGATCGGGACCATCGGCGGCTGAGCAGGAGGAGCCAACCATATGCCCATCGTCCTCATCCCTGCCGAAACGATCGCCTACAGCCTGCTGCTCAAGGAGGTGATGCTGTACCTGCCGATGGCGCTGGAGTTCGATGTCGAGTACCGGCTGAAGCAGGCTGCGCGCGACTTCTGCCGGCGCTCGCTGGTCTGGCGGCAGCCGAACACCGAACTGCTCACCACGGTAGCCGACCAGTCGAGCTATGACGCCGAGTTGCCAGACGGCACCGAACTCGCTGCGGTGCTCAGTGCCTGGAACGGCTCCACCGAGATCGACGTGGAATTGCCAGGCGAGGTCGACGACTATGAGCCTGGGTCGTCGGCCAGCACATGGAAGGTTGGCGTCGAGTTGACCATGGACGCGCTGCGGCTGACCCCTGCGCCGTCGACGGCCGGCATCGTGCTGACCGGCACCATCGCGCTCGCGCCTAACGAGGATGCGGTCGACTTGCCGGCCTTCGTCTGGAAGCGCTGGCGCACGCCGGTGGCCTCGGGCTGCATCGCCTTGGTGAAGGCGCAGACCGGCAAGCCATGGAGCGATCCCGGGGCTGTCGCGTACCACCGGGAGCTTTTCGAGGCTGGCATTCTCGACGCCTCCAACAAGGCCGGCCCGGTCCGCCGACGGCCGCTGCGCGTGAGGACCTACTGATGAGCCTCCTGATCGCGCTGCAGCAGTTCCTGGGCGCCAACACCCAGCGCAACCCCAAGGAGCCGCTGGGGCCAGGGATCGGTGTCGATGCGCGCAACCTGGACACGAGTCGCGGCGACTTCCGTGGGTTGAAGGCCGCCGATGTCGTGCACACGCTCACCGGCCTGGGTGTCCAGCAGATCAGCGCCTACCGCTTCGGCCGCGACACCGCGAGCGACACGCAGTACTGGCTGACCAGTAGCCTGGACGTGAACTGGGTCCGCTCGCTGATCGCCCTGGACACGACCGAGCGCACCTATTGGACCGATGGCGTCAAGCCGCGCTACACCGACAGCACCATCCTGGGCTCGCCACCCTATCCGACGGGCTCGGTCACCCTGGGCGTGCCGGCACCAAGCGCGGCGATGACGGCCACCAACACCACGCCCGGCGCCGGGCCGGACGAGACGCGGGTCTACCTCGACACCTTCCTGCGCGCCAACGGCGACGAGTCGGCCCCCAACGCGAACACGACGTCCATCACGGTGCCCGGCGGGTCCTCGGTGACGCTCAACGGCTTTGCCGCGGTGCCTGGTGGCTCGCACGGCATCACCAAGCGACGCATCTACGTGTTCACTGGCACCGGCGACTTCCTGCGGGTGGTCGAGCAGACCGCCGCAACCGCGTCCTATGTGGACAACGGCAGCAGCCGCGGCGCGGTGCTGGGCACCGGCGGCTCGGCGAGCCGGCCCACGTGGCTGGAGCCGCCTGACGCCATGGTGGGCCTGACCGAGTTGTGGGGTGGGATGATCGGCGGGCATGTCGGCAAGAGCCTGCGCATCTGCGTTCCGGACTTCCCGCACGCCTGGCCGATCGAGTACGAGTACATCGTGCCGCACACTGTGGTGGGCACGGCGAAATTCGGCACCAATTGGGTGGTGGTCACGACTGGGAACCCCTACGTGCTCACTGGCTCCAAGCCAGGCAGCCTGCAGCAGTCGCCCGTGCAGTTCGACCAGGCCGGCGTGTCCAAGCGCTCGGTGGTGTCGGTCAAGCACGGCGTGTGCTGGGCCAGCAAGGACGGGCTGTGTTACTTCGGCACCAACGGACCATCGCGCGTGCTCACGGCGCCCTTCATCGACACGGCGACGTGGCAGGCGCTGGATCCGACCACGATCATCGGCGCGCACTGGCGCGGCTGGTATCTGGGCTTCTACTTCGACGGCGTGAACCGCAAGGGGTTCATGGTCAACACTCTGGACCCGCAAGGCGTGATCTGGCTTGACCAGGGGGCCTTCGGCGTCTTCGAGGACTCCATCAGCGGCTCGGTGTACCTGCTGGACTCGTCGTTCCGGATCCGCAAGTGGTACACGGGCAGCCTGCTCACGGCGACCTTCAAGACCGGCAAGGTGCGCGCGAACCACGAGACCAACCCGGCACGGGCCATGGTGGTGGGCACCAGCTACACCAGCGCCAGCCTGAAGGTCTACGCCGACGACGTGCTCAAACATACGGCCAGCCCGACCAGTAGGGAGCCGTTCTGGCTGCCCAGTGGCTATGTCGGCCGGGACTTCCAGCTTGAGCTGTCTGGTGCGGGACCGCTCGAGGCGGCGATCCTGGCCGAAGAGACGGTCGACCTGCCGTGAGCAACGCCACCAGCTACGCGCCGCAGATCACGGCGGTCGAACCGCACGAGCAGTCGATCGAGGTCATCCGTGCGGCGCTGATCGAGATTCAGAGCTACATCAAGACGCGCGAGCCAGAGCACGACGGCGACGCGCTCGACAAGCTCATCACATGGCGCGACGCGGTCAACGCCGGCCTTGCGCAGTACTCGCTCGGCACGCCCGGCGGATCCGGACCGGGCGGCGGCGAGTTTGAGCCACCGCCAGGGGGCGGCCTGGCCGGCTGGGACGACCTGACCCCGCCAGACACGCTGGACAACCTGGTGGTCACGTCGATCCCCACCGGCTTCTTCGTGCAGTTCGATGCGCCCACCTACCGCCAGGGTGGTGGCAACGCCTACTCGATCATCTACCAGGCCAACTGGGACGGCGTCAGCCCGCTGCCTACCTTCGCCGATTCGGTGCCGGTCGGGACTGTCAACGAGCGCAACGTGATCCTGGTGGTCTCGGCCGAGCCCGGCGTGCAGGGGCACTTCTGGGCCCAGCCGGTAAGCCACGCGGAGGATTTCAACCTCATCGCGCCGCAGACCGCTCCCACCGGCGGCCTGAATGGCGAGTACACGACCGCAGGCCAACTCAGCGACGACCACATCGCTGACCTTTCGGCCGGCAAGATCACTGCAGGCCAGATCGCGGTGGGCGAGTACATCGAGAGCACCGGCTACGACCCGGGCGCGTTCGGCTGGCACATCGACGGCGATGGCGACGCAGAGTTCAACAACGTGGTGGTGCGCGGCACCATCTACGCCACGGCCGGCCTGATCGGCGGGGCGGTGATCGATGCGGACGGGGTCGAGAGCGACAACTACGTGCCAGCCACGAGCGGCTGGCGCCTGGACAACACAACCGGAATTCTCTACGCCTTCGACGCCGAGTTGTACGGCACCTTCACTGGCGACATCAGCCTACCGGCCTACTCGGTGAGCATCCCCGAGGGGGATTTGATAGACACCCGCGGCAACGGGGCGGCGACCTACGACACCTTCACCTCATCGGTTACCGGCGGAACGTCCCCGTTCACCTACCTGTGGCTGTTGGCGAACACCACGAGCGACAACGACAACAACCCGTGGGGGATATCCATCGACGGCAGCGCGACCAGTTCGACGGTCGACATCAAAGGCTACGGGACCGACAACGCCGTTCTCGCCCTGCTCGTCCTGCTGGTGACCGATGCCAATGGCCGCGTGGCCAAGGATTCGGTGGCCATCGGCATCACCCACGGGACGCCGCCATGATGATCGACGCGAGCCAGAGCCCGGCGCTGTTCCGCCTGGCCAGCGAGCGCCTGCAGGGGACCTATCGCGCCGACTGGGACCACAAGATCCTGAGCGTCATCAGCCCCAAGGGGGTCCTCGCGCAGGCGGTCTTCACCGACATCGTGGTGGGCCTGCGTGCCGAGCTCTCAATGTGGATCGAGCCCGAGCACGGCCTGGCCGGCAGGCGCTTCCTGCGCCAGGTCTGCAAGGCTGCATGCCACCACGAAGTTAGGGAACCGACAGGCACAAGCGGTGCTCCAGAAGATGGGCTTCGTCATCGAGGCGCATCTGGAGCGGTGGTACCCCGGAGAGGACGGACTGATGTTCAAACTGATGCTCCCGCAAGGGATGCGGTGGCTGGAGACCAAATGAGGCACTACATCCCATTGACGCATCAGCGGCTGCACGCTGGCTGCACCATCTAACCGGAGATTTGTATGGGAACCACCGTCAAGCAGCCGTCTCCGGATCCGCAGATCGGCGAAGCCTCCAAGGAGGCGATCCAACTCGGGCGGGACCAGTTCGAGGCCCAGCAGGCCCTCGTCGCGCAGTTCTCGCCGCTGTACCAGCAGCAGATCGAGTTTCAACTGGGCCAGCAGCAGAAGTACTCGGATCGCTCGGACCAGAGCTACGCCGACTATGACCAGTACTTCCGCCAGACCGAGCACAAGCTGGCCGAAACGGCCACCAACTACGACACGGCGGATCGGCGCAATCAGGCGGCCGCAGGGGCCGAGGCCAATGTGGCGGGCCAGTTCGCCAACGCCCGCCAGAGCCT